GTACCTACCAAAATTAGGAGTAACAACAACATAAGCATTTCCATTTGCGTCAGTCGTAACACCGACCATCCCTCTGACTGTGTAGGGGATAGTGTTTTGAGAGAGGCCATCTGGTCGTCGAGCGGCTCTTGCATGTAGGCAAAAGGGGTCGGTGATAGAACATACGTCTCTATGGTGTTTTCGGTGAGCAATTGCCTTGCTCCCTGACATTTGCATTTTCTTTGCTTTCTGTGGTTGCTTGGGGCGCGGTTTCGGGCCATTCTTCTTGCCCGTTTTCTTACCTTTCTTATTCTTTGTCATTTTCAAGAGCACAGGCCTTCTTCTTGATGACAGCTCTCCAATATGTGCAAAGTTCAAGGAAAGCTCCATAACCAGGGTGCTGCTCAGCATTGAGGAGCACTGCGCGAAAGATATCGTCAGTAGAACTGAGGATAGCATTAGCAAATAACTTTGCTAATCCGTCCGGGTATCTGGAAAGATGATTGTATCTAAAATGGAAGACTTGAGAGCAGAATTTGATCTGGTCTCTCGTCTGGGCAGTACAATCAGTGATAACGAAGCCAAGTCGTTCATAAACCTTAGAATCGCCTTTGGCTCCGACGTAGTCGTCACCATTGGTCATGCACATTAACTGGCCAGGTCGCTTAAAATATGGCGAGCAGGCGAGTCCTAGTGCAGCGCGGGAGTCTGAGTTTTGGAGGTGCGTAGTCAAGCGACCGGACTTACAAAAGTAAAACGGGTCGATGAGTAGACGTCCATCTGAGAACATCGTTGGTGCATACAATTCAGCAAGACAGTATCCTTGATACAGCTTGGTGATAGTTGGGTCCAACGCTTTTCCCGAGCTATTCTCAGTTGCGAGCATGAGAAAGGTTTTGTGCCATGTTACATGCATCCATCCACGATCCATGTACTCCCATCCTTGTACATCGTCAGATACAAAGGGGACATTGGGGTTCTCATCAAACATGCGCTGGACAAAACCATTGAGGGTTTTAAGGCCGTCAATAGTGTTGAAATCAAGTCCAACTTTGTGTTCACAAGTTCCCCAAGTTTCCACGACACCATTAAGGTAGTCTCCAAAGAGGATTCTACCAATAACGTTCATGCAAATACTAACGCCAAAGATATTGCGGGCAATTTTGTCTTTCTTGGTGGGTTCACCCTTGACAAAAGCTGTCGAAGGGTGCGTGAAGCCACTCATAAAGAGAAAAGCTGCTTTCGCACGCCGTCCTTCAATGCCTGCCAATGCCTCTACTATTGAGGGATCAATCCATTTGCGGATGAGGTTGTTAACACCTTGGTAGATCAAATCGGGAGGGCACACTGCTACCGTCTGAGCAAAATAGCTGAGAGGGTATCCAGGCATGCTGCTTTGGTTGCACTGGCTAAGTGCGCGTTCGAAGAGGTCTCTTCTTACGGTATAGTCTGGGTTGAGGACTTGACCGAATTTCGGAACAACGGGCGAGTTCCGGCGAGCAAAGATTGTTCGCAAGGCTGCGGCATATCGAGTGCAAAAGGGTCGATTCGGGAACTTCTCTAAGAGGGTGGTGGTACCGTCTTCTTCTGTTCTGTGGAGGAATCGAGTCTTTGCTGCTCTTGCAAGGTAGAATCCAAGTCTTTCTTGCTCAGTTGGTTGGCCCTTAGGAGGTATCCATAGGGCTTGAGCTGATCGTTCAAGCTCTTCACCTGCTTTAGGATTTCCGCCTTCACTCCTGCATGATGCTGTAAACTTTGAAAGTTGTCCAGACCAGGCACTTGCAAGTTCGGGGTCAGAGCCAATGAGCTCCCAGAGGGGGAGGTCCCTACCTTCTTGGGGTTTTCCTCCGCGTCTGGGTTGGCCTTTGAAGAGGTCTTCTGTCTGGCAGAAGCCGTAGCATTGCCAGAGGAAGACGTCTTCTTCTGGTTTGAAGACTTTGCGCTTAGCGACGAGGTCTCTAAGGGCTTTGTTGGTGTCTTCCTTGTCAACGAACGACTCAGGTCTAAGTGATCGGACTGTGAGTGGCTCGGTGTTGAGGAAGATCTTGGCCTTGGTTGATTGCCAGTACGCACGGTCGCCAATTTTGATGTTGGCTTCGGCAGATCTAACTGCTCG